AGGTGTCTTTAGAGAAACATATGCAGAAGCCAAAGAGTGGTGTGAGTACTCGGATGAAACATTATCCGAACCTAAGGTTGATTATTACAGTCTAGGTACCACTGAAATACAGTTCCTGTATATCAAATTCAAAAACAAGGAAAAAGCTAGGAAATTCAGAAAGCTTTATAAAAAGAGCTATCAAATAAGAGCAATGCTATATGGTTTTGGATATCGATTTATAAATGGTCAATTTGTTAAAGGAAACGTAAGAAACATTGAAATTGAAGGATGGGAATACCCTGATTTAAATTTTGGAGTGGCAAATGAAGCTCTAGAAATCATGGCCAATGTTTCAAAAAAAGAAAGACACAATACGGAATTGTTGCAAATAATAGTCGAAAGAAAAGTAGATGATTGTGATTATAAATTTACTTCAAATGCTTTGATTTCAGCTCTTTCAAACACATTAAAGACAAAAAGCGAGGTGATTATGTAATGAGAGAAGCAATCATTCGTTTAAACAACAAAAAAGATGATGCTGAATTATGTATCAAACAAGACGAGAAGATTACATTCAAAATGCTTTCAAAAGAAGAACTGGTAAAACTTTTTAATGATTTTTTTATCAAAGATCAGCATGAGAAAGCAAACATAAAATTGTTTTCTGAAAACACAATAGGTGCCGGTATTGATTATACCGTTATAAAGCAAGATGAGAATATGCGATATGTTACTTATAATAATCATTCATACAAAATCAATTTTCCTAATGCTATTTATATTGTTAAATATGACAACAAAATCGTAAAAGGCATCCAATGTTATTGCTATAAGAAATACAAAGGTCCTGAAACTGAGTTATATGAATATGCAATGCCAAATATGTTGACAGGAAATGCAATGTGCATGGGTAGTGCCGATAAAAGGATTGTTGATGGTGATATTGAAGCTGCTTTGAATAAAATTATCGCTACACCTTACTCACATGGCAATTTTGATGGTATAAAAGGATTTTCAACAACAGTCAGCTATTTTGAATATTTAGAAGATAATCCATTTCCTTACAAACTTTTAAGAAAATTGAACAGGAAATTAAGAGATGTCAAAGTGTGATGAATTAAGAAAATTACTTCTTGAATGGG